CAATATTATCTCTTGAGGATGTATCCATTGTTTTTCAATTTCATACTTCTCTACCATATCAGCCGCATAACGCAAGCACCATTGGGCGATGTAGTTAGTATAGAAATTGTTATTAACGTTATTTTCGTACTCATTAGGCCCTGTTACGCCTAATATCACATATTTTTGTTTTTCCGCAGAAAAAGAGGCTCTTTGTGCCCAAAAACGCGCTATTGCCACCAGCACCTCTAAGCCGTAATCCTTTATATAGGCTTCTTCGCCGGTGTAGCGGACGTAATTATAGATAGCAAAGGCAATTGCCCCGTTGCGGTGTATCTCTTCAAAAGTGATTTCCCACTCGTTATGGCACTCCTCGCCATTCATCGTTACCATAGGATAGAGCGCTGCCCCGCCGGTAAAGCCTAATTTTTTGGCATTTTCAATCGCTTTATCTAACTGGTTGTAGCGGTACATCAGTAGGTTGCGCGCTACCTCAGCGCCTTTGGTTGCCATATAGAACGGCAGGCAGTAGGCTTCGGTATCCCAATAGGTGCTGCCCCCGTACTTTTCGCCCGTGAAGCCCTTAGGGCCTATGTTGAGATGGGCGTGTTTGCCCGAATAGGTTTGGTTAAGCTGGAAGATATTGAAGCGAATAGCCTGTTGGGCTTTGTCATCGCCCTCAATCTCGATGTCAGAAAGCTCCCAAATGGCTGCCCAGTCTTCTTTTTGCATTTTTAGTAGCGACTCGAAAGCGTCTGTAGTGTTTAACAAGGTCGTGTAAGAGGGTTGTGGAGTATCAGGAGAAGATAAGGTCTTATATCCTCCGTATTTTTCTATCTTGAAGGTTTGGTTTTTCTTAAGAGCGACTTGGTACTGCAAGCCTATGTAGCTATCCTTTTTGTTCTGTTTTGAGGGGAGTTCTAAGGCTTTGCCCTCTGCAAAAAGTTTATTCTGCATAAAGGTAAGCACTTTGAAGTCGGTTTTTTTGGTAGCGGCGAGTATGTGAGCGTTATTGGTAGCGGCTTCTACTTCTAAAGTATTCCAGAAAAGCTCGTCCCAATTGGCATCGTTATTTTTTACGCCGCTGTCTAAATAGCTTTCTATTTCGATAGTAGCATCGGTAGTAAGGGGGGTGATTTCGTAGCGCAAGGCGCCGAGCTCGTCGTAGCGCAAAGAGAGCAAGCGCAGGGCTTTGACGGCTATCTGTGCGCCATTGGGGAGCGTAGCGGTGAACTGGCGCTCGTACCAGCCTTCTTTCATATTGAGTTCTCGGCGGAAGTTTTTGACTTCTGTGCAAGTGTTTAAGTCCAACACCTCGCCGTTGATTTTGATGTGAAGTCCTATCCAACTGGGGGCATTGAGGACTTTGGCGAAATACTCAGGGTAGCCGTTTTTCCACCAGCCTACTTTGGTTTTATCGGGGTAATAAACTCCGCCTATGTAGCTGCCTTGTAGGGTGTTGCCCGTATAATCTTCTTCGAAGTTGGCACGCATACCCATAGCCCCATTGCCGAGACTGTAGATGCTTTCGTGCTTGGTAACGTCTTCTTTGTGAAAGCCCTCTGCTATAATACTCCAGTTTTTCATCGCTTATTTTAGGTGATTTGTGATATTAGCTGCAAAGGTAGTATATAATTAGCAGATTAGCAAATGTGGGGTCATCGTTCGCTTATCCTTCGCTCATCCTTCGGTGTAAGTGTATATAAGATATGGGAAGATTGGGAGGATTGGGAAGGCTGGGAGGAATGGGCAGAGGTGAATTTTTTTTAAGGGAACAAATCTTAATAAAAAATCGTTCCTTGAAAGAAAATAAAAAATAGAGTATTCTTATCTTATCAAAAATATTAAGGGGGAATAAAAATGGAAAAATTATCAAAAACTTTAACAATTTTGGGTGGAACAGTTTTAGCAGGATTTGCATATAGCCTTTGGAAAGATAAAAAAGATTTAGAAGATGGAATTATGGTATCAGAAAATGAAAATTTGGAAGAAGATATATTTTAGAGTTTAGAGAAAGTTGTTGTAAAAATAAATAAGTGTACAAAAATTACAACAACTTTTTTATTTTCTAAAAACAGCTAAAATAAATTTTTAAATAATATTGATATTAAATAATAAAATTATAAAAATTATAAAAAAATAGATGTAAAAATACAACTAAAAAAACTATTTTGAAAAAAATATACTAAATTCAATTAAAATAATAAAAAAGTACTTGAAAAAAGTATAGAAAATGTTATTATATAGTGAAATCGATTAAATATTGAGGGGTATTTAATATGAAAAAAGTTAGGGTTACGGTTTCAGACTTTATGTTTGAAATCTTAAAAGGGGATTCTGAGTATTTTAAAATACCATTAGGTAAGATAGGAAATACTCTATTTAAGTACTTTATAGATAAAAATTTAAGTAAAATTGAATTAGAAGAATCAAGTGGAAAAAAAGTCCAATTTAATCTTTCAAAAGAAAATGAGGACATATTTTTTGATGTTCTAAGAGAAAAGAAGTCTAGTACAGAAGCTGAACTTATGAGAGATATCTTTTTCACTTATATCAATAATTTAAGATTTAAAAGAGAAGAAATCATATTTAACAATACATTTAAGCAAATTCGTGAAGCAATCAAAAATAACAGAAAAATAGGAATAAAATACCACTCAACAGCAAGAATTATAAATCCATACTTTATAGATGTAAGACGCAAAATGAAATGATAATTTTTTCAACTTAAAATGATAAAAAGATTTTAAAATGAAATGATAATTTTATATATCCATAAATTTAAAAAGAGGCTCATAATGAACCTCTTATTTTTATAATTCCTATTTACTTTAGATTTTTGAATTAACTATATTTTCAAGTTGCCTAATATATAAAGCCTTTTCAGCTTCCTTTGATACTATTTTATTGAATATCTTTTGAATGGCTTTAAAATCCTCTTTAATCAAATCATTTATATAATTTATTGTTTTTAAATTTCCATTCATATTTTCAATACTTGTATAATCTTTTGTTAAAGTTGAGTTCTTTGAGTTAGGTATCAGTACTATTTTTTCTAACATTGCTATTCTGTCATTTAGTTCTTCTTGCTTCTCATACTCATCTTTTTTATATTCTCTTTCATAATTAACTATATAACTTCTTAACTTTCTGCCTATCTCTGTATTTTCTATTAAAGATAATTCACTTGCCATATCCAAAGTTAAAGCATAATCATCTCCATACCATATATAGTCAATGTCTTCTTGATAGTTATATCTCTCCAGTCTTCTTTTTATCCAATCAGTAAAGTATGTTTTAACTTCTAGTTTAGTCCATAATTGTCTGGCACTAACTGCAAGAACCCCCAGTTCATATTTTTTACCATCTTTTGTAAGAAAACCTTTTACTTGTTCAATAATCAATTCTTCATAGTATAGTCTTGGGTTGTCTAGCTCAATTTCTTTGTTGACTGATTTAATCAAGGCTTGTTCTAACTTTTCTATATAATGTATCATTGCCCTTCTCACATATTTACTTTCTCTCATCAAAACTTGCTTTGCTTGATTTAATGTTAGGATAAATAAAGGATACTCTTTTCCCCGACTACTTATATAAGTTGACTGGGAAATTTTTCCCAGTGAGATTTCTTTTTCAAATTCATCCCTTATAATTTTTAATAAGTCATTATGTCCTAATTTATTTTTATTTTTTTCTTCTTCTCTAAATTTATTTATTTCTTCCACTAATTCCAAACTTGTCATACTATCTTTTATAGCTAATTTCTTCATAATTTTACTCCTTTCAAAATATTAAATTAATTGATAGAAGTTTTTTCTTATGATATAATATTTCATAAGGATAAAACTCCTTAACAGAATAAAGTATTGTTATCTTTGGACGGAGAGCAATACTTTATTTTTTTAATAATAGATAAATACCCTGTCTAATGGCTTCAGCTTTGGTAATCTCCTTTTTTTCACAATATTCAAGTAATTTTTTTAAAGTTTCATCATCAATTCTTACTTTAATATCATTATTTTTTAGATTTCCAATAACAGGTCTACCCATTTTTGAACCCATATTCATCACCTACCTTTTGAGTTCCATAAGTTAATTATATACTATTGGTACTCATAAGTCAAGAAAAATTTTAATAAAATAAAAAAGCTAGTTCAATCTAGCTTTTTATCATCATCTTGCTGTTTTAACTGTTTAAAGAACTTCTTTATAAATAAAGGAAAGGGGAAATTCATCTCTCCCAAATTTTCAATTATACTTATTCCCTCATTCCCTATTACTGAAAATATTATTAATTCCTTAAAAGATAGAGGAATATTAAATAAACTAATTGGAACATTTATAGGAGTCCCTTCTATTAATTTATCCAGTGAAGCACCTATTATAACAGCTAAAATACAAGAGGCTTTCTTTATAATCCCTCTAAAAGCTTTTTTAGATGATATTTCTTTCTTATAAATACTCTTTAAATATCCACTTATATAATCAACTATTATAAATGTCATCATTATCTCTAATGATTTGCTCCAGCCTCCTAATAAATATAGTATAAAACCAATTGTACCTCTTATAAACCAATGTTCAAATAATCCATCCATCTTCCCCATTTTAATCTCCTAAAGTTTTCCTAATTTTTTCTCCCATTCACTATAATATAGCTTTGCCTCTTCTGTTCTATCAATTATAGCTTGATTCTTATATCCTTCATTTCTAAGTTTTTTCTCCCAAAAGACTTCTCCAAACATCCTCACAGCCTTATACATTACCTTTCTAACTCTGTAAGATACTCCATTTTCTTTTAAGATAAATAGAAATATTTTATCAGCTAGTTCTCTATTTATACCTGTATCATTGAACTTAGAATATAAATAGTCATGTACCACCGCAGCCTCTGTATTTTTCCCATATCTCTCAAAAAATGGTCTCAGTATAAGTGGAATACTAGCACCATCTGTCCTGAATCCTTTTGGAATAGTTATTGGAAAATCTTTTATATATCTAGTGTAGTTTTCATCAACTACACTAAATACATTATTTACTTTTTTTAATTTTATGTTATTCTTCATCATTTTCAGCTTCTTCAATGTCTATTTTTCTACCTGTACCAAAGACATCAGAAAATTTTTGTAAAGCTTTTTCTATTGCTTTTTCTATTTTTTTCCTACTGAAAAATTTTCTTAATAAGATTCTAACTGGATATGGTAATTTGTCTGTTCTGTATTCAACAAACTTTAATGCTGCATTAAGTTTCCTTTTATTGTCTCCATGTTTAAAACTTTCTTCTGAAGCAATAACTGCGGCATCAAATAAGTTTACATATTGCTTTCTATTATAAACAATATATCCTAAAATTACCCCTGCTAATGCTATCCATAGCCATTGTTCTTGACTAAATCCTTTTAAATATGCAATTACTTGATTAATCATTTTCTAATCCTCCTATTTTTTATAAACTACCTTGTAAGGTATTTTCCCAGCTCCTCTGATTTGGAAATGTACAGCATCTACTTTTTTCCATTCTCCACCCCATTCAATATTATATTTATCTATTAACCCATGTTTCTTTGCAATTTCATAGATATCTTTATAATAATGAAAGTCTTGTGGTCCTGCTTTGTAAACCGTTTTTTCCACTTCCTTTTCCAGTTTTTTACCATTTTCTTCCACAATTTTTTTAGTCTTTTCTTTGACTAATACACCAATGTCAAGGGCATAACCATATCCATCAATTTTTTCTTGATGATTTGATTGAACCTTATATCCATCACAATTTGTTCGCCATGTTCCTGGAATAGTTCTACCATATTGATATAGCTTATTTTGCTCCTCTGCTGTTCTCATTCCACAAGTTATTTTGAAATCATGAGGACTTAATCCTATTAGTTCTTCCATAAATCTCACTAGATCAGGATGAACCCCTACCATCATATTTTTACTTGTTTGTGATAAACTAAACATTTACATCACCCCTTTTATTTCCATTCAATAGAATCCAATTCTTCTAAAGATTTAGCTTTCATTGTTTTTGTTGCTATTGCTGTGTACTCTTCTTGTGCAGCTGTTCCTCTTAGTATCCATAATAGATAAATATGGTTAATTTCTCTAAAGGTAAATGAATCCACTGAATTATCTTTTAATCTCCAGTTAATTTTTAAATTTTGAATTACTTCTGATAATGTTGTCTTATCTTTTATAATTGCTTTTATCTTTTCTTCAAAACCTGCTGGAACCTCAACTTTTAGAAACTTAACAGCTTCTATAATTGCTTTTGAATCATTACTTGTTGTAGCTATGTCTATTGCCGATTTTACTCTTAAAAAGTTAATCTCATCAGATTCCCCCATTTGAAAGATTTTTCCATTGTAATCAAAATCAGCATAAATTTTATCTAGCAAAACTTGTCTAAATTTTCTTCTTGTAATATGTTTTAAACCTTCTAGGTCTAAATCCCATTTATTAATTTCCTTATTCCAAAAATGGTATTTACTTGGCTGAGGAACTTTAACAAGTTTTTTATTTTTTATAAATTCCCCTGGTTCTAGTTGAGTTTCTATCCCTTGTTCTATTTTTTCTTCTCTCGTCATTTCCATTAGTTCGTTATTTTTGAATATTGGATATTGAAATCTTTTATCTGTTATAACCATATCTTCAGTATATTCAGGAAAATAATTAAGTGGATTATTTTTGACATCTTCTAAACTATTGGAATATACTGAATATTTTAATTCTGTACCTTTATAAAAGTTTATTGTCTTCATTTTTATTTCTCCTTTCATTTTTTTAATTAGGGTACTTATTTCATCATAAGTGAATCTGAATAAATTGGAAAATTTCTCTAAACTTGAGAGTGAAAGATTATACGTTCCAAATGCAACTTTTGTAAAAGTATATAAAATTGCAGGTATGGTAACTCTTATAGTTGACAGTGGAACAGCATTTTTTAATAAAGCTAACACACCTATTTTTAATTTGCCTGAAAAGTATAGACCAAGTGAAACTCTATATTTTAGTGCTTCTTATAGAAATAGTACTAAATCTAATACATTTTTCTTACATAGTAATGGAAACTTAATAAAATCTGAAGCAGATGATAATGCTGGGGCTTATTATTTTACTATAACTTATCCTGCTAAAAGCATTAATTAGCACATTCATAGCCTACTATAGCTTGGTAGAATTTAAAACTAAATATATGCAGCATTAAAATCGAAAATGAAATAGTTTTAGCAAGTTCAGAAGACATTAATAACCAAGTTTTATTTTCTGCAAGTAAAGTAAAGTTTAATTAAATTGTTCCTATGATAGTCAATTCTAAAGATTGATTTCCAGAGGCATACAATTTAACTTGTTTAGTTGCTACTATTTTAGAATAATAATCATGAACTACCTGTCTCATAAGATGTTCAGCATTTTGTCCTTCAGTGATATATCCAGTTAGAAATATACTAAATATATTTTTAAAATCACTCTCAATTTTTACAGTTCTAACCCCTGCTATATTAGGGGTACAGTTTATGGTTTCTATACAAATATTACCTATTGTAAATATTTTATTATTTTTAACTTTAATGAAATTTTCCAATCTCTCAAGAATCGACCCATTATCAAATGGAATATAGTTATTAATATTTGGGGATATATCACTATTATTATTTTTACAAATATATAGCTTTTTTGTGTTATTATCCCAGTATGCTTTTCCTGCTTCTTTTTGTCCAGCAATATTTAAAATTCCACCGTAATCCTTTCCAGTCATTTGAGTAAATTTATTACCTTCTAGTGATGTTCCCTCTTCTGTTCCATATTTTGTAAGCCCATATTCTTCTGTACTTGCTCTATCAGTTTTATTAGCTTTTTTAGCCATTTCTTCATTAAATTTTTTTAAAGATATATAACTATTTAAATCTATGTTTGCATTTATCTTTGTTCCACTAGCTATAATAAAAGAAATTACAATAATAAATGAATGAGGACTATCTTTCATAAGAGGTATATAATCGTACTTATCAGCAGCGTTTGCATAAGCATACAATATTTCCTCATTATCATTTCCTTTTGCAAAAAGTCCAATTTCTCTAAAAATTTTATCTTCTACTAATTCAGCATTAGAAAACTGTAATTCTAAAGCAACTCTATTTTTGTCTTCTCCTTCAATCTTACAACTACTTACATTTGCAGTTCCCCACATTTCTTTTATATCTGTTAAAAACCTTATTTCATCTTCAGAAGTAATAGTTCCTGCTCCTAATTTAGCCCTTGTAAAAACTAAGGTTTCTGACAAATTTCCATTAACTTTTGCTTGTAATTGCTCACCTTTTTTAGTCAACTTTAAAGCTTTAAAATAGCTCATTTTTACCCCCTAATTTCAATAATTTTAGTAAAACCTATTGAATTATTCATATTTGATTCTGAAGTTATTTTCATAGTCTGATTTAGATTAAAATCTGCTGTTATTTCAATTTTCTTTATACATTCAATTACATTAAAACTCCTAATCTCAGATGAATTATTAATGATTTCTAAATCCCAATACATTTTTGCTCCAGCTTCACAAATTTTGTTGAGATCAGGCATTAGATTAATATTTTTAAGTTTATCAACCATATCTAATCTAAATAACTGACTTGCAACTTCATTTTTATACCTTGTTTTTATTTCTGTAACTTCATTTTTTGTTAATTCCCTTGTTATCTTTAATAAAAATTCAGTATTTGGAAAACCTTCTAATGCTAATTTCTTTATTATTAAAGCTTGCCTATACTCTTCATCTTCTCTTAAATTTCTCTTTTCTTCATATCGTTCTCCCATAAAATCAAGAAAAATTCCACTGCATTTGAGAAGAGATGTTTGATTCTTTAAATTTTCAATTAATTCATCAATATATGAAATTACAGGTTTTAATGTTCTATAAATTTTTATATTATTTTCTTTTTGAAAGTGTAAAGGTAATCCTTCAATTACTTCATCTATCATATCCCCTCCTAGATTTTTTTAGGAATCTCGTTAAACTCTAATTGAAGTGATATTTTCCATTCAAGAGTATTTTTCTTTCTAAATTTTAATTCAAAGTCTGTGTATTTAAAGCCTTTCCCACACATCCATTCAGATAAAAATGCTCCTGGTGAAAGTAAAGCACCAAGCCCTGAATTATTTATATAGTCTTTTAATAAATTATTTATTTTTAGTTCATCAGGACTTTTAATAATCAAGTTATATTCTATTTCTACTTCTTGTGGCCTATCAAATCTGATTAACTCTTCATGATTAGTTACAGAAGTTGGAACTTTTACTTCAATAGATCCTTTTGTATCTGGTGTATGTATATGTTTATAAATTGTTTGAGCAATTTCTTCTTTAATTCCTCCATCTACAACTATCCAAATAGATTTTGCTGGAACTCCATATTTATCAGTAACTAATGTATTATTTCTAATTCCATTTGCACTTTTTACACCTTGTAGCTTTCTTATTGCATTTAAGACAGGTTGTAAATTCCAATCTCCTGCCCCATTTACTGCCAAATATCTTTTTAAATATTCATAGTCAGTTTCTGCATCTAATCCACCTTCTGCTATTTCTAAGTTTTGTACATCTATAATGTAAGCTGGAGCTTTCAAAACCTTTTCAATTTTATTTTTTTGAATATTAGAATTCTGTCCCTCGAACACACTTTGAAAGGTTATTAATTTAGTTTTTGAAGAATCTATTTCAAAGGCTTCAATATTTTCAAACTTCGCTCCATTTTCTGATTGAATTAATATTTCCCTTTCAGAAACATCAACAAATTGAGTTGCTGTAATTCTACATCTTAAGAAAGATTTCGCTCCTAGCCTTCTAGGAAAAAAATATAATAAATTATCTAGTTCAGTTCCCTGTGCTGTGTAAATATTAAGTCCTCTTGCAACAGAAATTATTTTATCTTCTAAGTAAGTACATAAATAAATGAAAGGAGCTATTAGTTTGTAGTAATCTCCTGTATCAGAAACATTAAAGTCTGAACCAAAATTTTCTTTTTTCTGTGCTTCTTGTTGTGCCATTTCCATAAGTCCATTAAAACCTTTAGTTTCTAGCTTTTCCACTTATTATTACCTCCTTTTCTAATTTACTATATTCTTTATGAGTTATTTTTAAAATTGCTTTAAGTGTTCTTTCTTTCTCTGAAATAATTTCATATTCTATTGATTCAATCTCATCTTTATACCATTCTTTTAATTTTGAAGTTATGTGTTCTAGCTTATAAATTGATATTTTTTGTTCATCTATCATCTTTATATCTAAACCTAAACTTTCATTATAAAAACATTCAATATTATAGATTTTTAAAGAATTTACTGCTCTTTGCCAAAATTCATCAATTTCAGTAACATATCCAAAAACAATATCTCCCTCATTCATTTTAAGAGCTTTCATTATACAACTCCTCCTGAAGTTTGATTTCCTGAAGTAACTCCCTTATGTCTATGTTTCTTCAAACTCTTGTCCCCAGCTTGGACATCTTCCATAGCAGATATTGATCCAGTTGTTTGTATATTCCCAGCTTGAGTAGTATTTCCTGTTTGATTCGTATTTCCAGTTATATTTACATCTCCTTTTTGAGTTGAATCACCTGTTAAATTAATATTTCCTTTTTCTAAGCGATTTCCAATTATTCTTATATCTTCAGGAAATTGTAAATTTTCTGTCATATTAGGAATGGTAAAAGGTAATATAAATCCGTTGTTTAGATTATTTCTTCTATTAGAATCCATATTTTCTAAAGAAGCTTGGCTAATGTAAGAAGAAATATCATAAGTTAGTACAAAATAAGGCATTATATCTCCTTCTTTTACATTCCAATCTATATGATCTTTTGAATCACCAAAGAGAGCTACTGGAACATTTCTTAAAACTGGTAAAGCAACTCCATTTGGTGAAAATAAAGGAATTGCATCTACAAATCGTCCTTCTCTAATTTTTTGAATTTTTACTAAGATTATTTTTATTTCTTCCATCATTTACTATCTTTACTCCTAATTTCATATTCCAGTCATCACTTAAATTTAAATCAACCTCTTCTATTTGAACAAAACTTTCTAATTTATCGCTTGAAACATAAAGTATGTCTCCCTTTTTTAAATAGTGTATTGGAAAACATTCTATTGAATAATCATATTTATTTCCTTCTTTTATAGTTTTTTTCTTTTTTTCTTTTCCCCATTTTTCTTCTTTTTTATTATCAGATTTTTTATTAATTTTACTTTCTTTCTCTTGTTTTTCCACTTCTTCAGGATTATGAATTAACCCTGATTCAAAACTTAAATAAATAGAATAATTATTTTGTTTATCTGTATAAATATATAAATCATCACCTTTTAGAGTCATCTTACTATTTGAATCTTCCACAAGTTCTTTTAATTCATTAAAGCCTTGATTATAACATGTATAGCCATTTGTATAAGTTTTATCTTTTTGTAATTCCATACTTATTAAATTAAGTCCCATATTTTTTACAACTTCTTTTATAGCATCAGATATTTTTACATTCCCATCTATACTAACAGATACTAATTTACTACTTTTCTTAGTCCTTTCAGAACATATTAATTCTTGTATAAAAGAAGCATCTTCTTTCATAGTTTTCTTTTTTATTACTTCATACTTTGAGTAATAACCTACATCAGTGTCATAACCAAACCACAATTCTATCTCTGAACCAACAATTATTTCTTGACTTAAATTATATATTTTTATAGTAGCTGTCCCTACTTTCCCTTCTTCTCCACTCTTTGCCTCAACAGTAAATTTTAGTCCATTGTTATTGTGATCATTTAGCTTAACATCATTTATAACTAAAAAACTATTTCTTGGAAAAAGAGGTCTATTTGCAATAAAGGTTTGCATAATTAATCCTCCACTATAAGTTCTACTTCATCTATATTATCAAAAGTAATCTTTTTAATTGTTCTATCAATTGTGTTTGGAATTATATATACTTCTGGAAAATTATGATTAAAATTAGCTTTTTCATCTACAAGCTTGTTAAACCATAATGGAATCCCAAACATAATTGGTTCGTTAGCATATATTAATACTCCTTCCATATCATATAAATTTATATAAACTCTTCTGTCATAACTATTAAAAATAAATTCAAATTGGTATGTCTTATCTTTAATTGTTACATCTGTTGAATAAGGAATAGAGTCTTTCAAAATTGTTATTTTCATTCTCTACCTCTTTTAGGAACTTGGTAATTTAATACTTTCACTCTGTAAATCTCCTTCCCAACTATTATTTCGTTTATTTATCTTAGAAACATTTGTTTTAGAAATACTTCCTTTTTTAGCTTTTGTTTTTATTTTTGTCTTTTTAGAAACAACTGGTTTAGCTTTTTTACTTGGTGATGGTATCATTTGTATATTAGCAATTTGTACTTGCACAAAAGAAATTGTAAACTCAATATAATATAATGATTCAATAGTAACCTCTATTCCAGTTATTGCAAGATTTTTATAAAGTTTAATCATATATAAGTCTACGAGTTGTCTTTTATCCCTCATTTGTAGAATTTTTTCAAAAATTTCTTTATGATTATCTCCAGCAAGCTGAACTTTAAAAGAAAGAGTTAATGGGTTTTGTGAAATATTATCAGAAATTTGTGTTCCATCATCTATTGGAATAACTGGAACATCATTTTGATAACTTTCACTAATATCTGATACTAATTCAAGATTTATATTTCCTAAGATTATAGGGGGAACTTCTTTCACTAAATTCCCTGTTTTACCATTAACTGAATTAATAGAATTTAAAAAATTATTTGCTTTTCCCATTAAATCTTTTATAGAAAACATTAAATATTCCCCCTAGCTATTTCTCCTTGTAACTCTATTTCTTCAAATTTTTCAACTATCATTTCTGCTATTTTGTTATAATCAACTTCATTTTTTAAAGCTTCTTTTATATGAAAATGGATAGTTAAATTAATAGCTTTTCCATTATTTTTATAGTTACTTGTTGATTTTGAATTTGTTATAACTAAATTATTATTTTCATTTCCTGTTTTATTTTCTATAATATTTTCATTATTATCTATTACAAAATTTGGATTGAATGTTGCTTCTATTTTTTCTTTAACCCCTTTGAAAAAAGTTTTTTTTCTATAATTAGAATTTTCTTCTTTTGTAAGAACTCTTTCACCTTCATGAAGTTCTGCAATATACCCATCTCTTGGGACATAACTTAGTCCTAACCTATGACTTCCATCTATATTATCTTTTTCTCCATCTTTTTCTTCTTTAAAGAAAACTCTAATTCCTGGTAAAGATTTTATTTTACTTCCAAGATTTGAAAAGAATCCTTTTATTTTTTCCCATATCTGATTAACATAATCTAAGATAAAGTCAAATGCTGCTGAAGCTGTAGATTTTATTGTGTCCCACACACCTTTTAAAATTTCTACAAGTTTTAAAAATATATCTATTGTTTTATCTTTTAAACTTACAAAAAAATTGACAATGTCCAATATCTTTGAATATAGATAACTTCCTAATTCTGAAAACTTAGCTTTTATTAAATCCCAGTTTTCCATAATTAGCTTTCCTATCCTAATTATCCAACCAAATGGACTGAAAAGCATAAATATTTTTTTTCCAAGCTCCCATAAAGCTAAGCCAAAAGTTTTTAATTTATCTTTTATTTTTATGAAGAAATTCTTTAATTTTTCACCAAAAGATTTGATACAATCAATCATACTAAAAAATGCTAATACAACTTTGTTTTTTAATTCTATAAAGAAATTCTTAATATCTTGTATTTTTGAATAAAGATAATCTTTAAATTCCAAAAATTTAGCTTTTATTAAATCCCAGTTTCTGTACAATAAAACTCCAATAGCTATTACAGCTCCTATCCCTAACATAACAGGATTAAAAGAAAGAGCTGCTAATGCTGTTTGTAATGCTCCAATCAAAACAACTATTTTATTTATAATAAATAATCCAGCAAGAGCTGAAACTAACGGAATTAAAAGTTCTTTCCAGTCCACTATAAATTTAATTATTTTTTCTCCCCAAGAAATTAATTCTTGAAAAATAATTGCTAAATTTTCTGCCCATTTTGTGAATGTTCCATCTTCTTGTAATTTTATTAAAAGTTCAGAAAAAGGTATTATTACTTTATCTTTTAATACTTGAAAAGGTGAATTTTCAACAATATCTCCAAATTCATTAACTCCTGCTAAAGTTGCAAGTCCAGACTTAAAAGCACCACTAATTGTAGATAGCCCACCTTTGAAAGTTTTAGCTTGTTTTTCCATTGCCCCACCAAAACGAGAGTCCATCATTTCAAATAAAGTTTTATTAAATAGCTCCATATCTTTAATCTGTCCTTTATTATTAAAGATTTCTAAGCCTTTACTTTTCCCAAAATCAGCTATCATGCTCTTTGTAATACCAAATTCTTTCAATCTTTCTAATTCTCCTGTCCGAGCGTCTGCAACAGCTTCTATAGCTTGGTCAAAACTTTTTCCCATACCACTTGCCATATCTCCTATCATTTCAAGATAAGTTCTATTTGTAGTTTTAAGTATTCTGTCTCCTTCTATTCCATAAGACTGTAACTTAGTCATCCCTTCTACAACTTCTTGACTTTCAAAAGGAGTTTTATTTGCAAATCTATTTGCCCAAGCTAATTTCTTTCTTGCCTTATTAGGATCTTTTAATACAGTTTCCAATGTATTCCTGAACTGTTCCATACTACTTGCTCCATCTATTGAAGCTTTTATAGTAATTCCTGCTGCAATCATTCCTAATAATTTTTTTAAAACTCCTATTAAACCATTGGCTTTTTGTTTACTTCGTTCAAATTGTTGTACAGCATAATTTCCAAATCTTTTAAAACCTCTTCGAACATTATTCAGACCATTATTGATTCTTGAAAAAGCTCCATTCATAGAAGAAGTTATTTTATTCTTTATTTGACTAAAGATAGAGCCTATTTTATTTCTAAAATTACTAAGTTTTAATTGAAATGTACTTAGTTTATTTTTTAATGTACTTAGTTGTACATCTATTTTTTTCATACTTTCTAAGCCATTACCTATAACTTTAAAACTTAGTGCTAACTGCTCTAACATGTAACTTCTCCTCCTTATTTATTTTTTCTTTCAACATAATTATTCCAAGCTATTTCTAAAAGCATCCTTTCCTCTATACATAATTCTTCTAAAGATTTTTTGAAATAATTAACTTTACTTTCAAAAGCTATGTCAAATAATTTTTGTTTATTCTGCCTTTGTTTCTCTAAAGCTTTCAATGTATAGAAAGGGAGTTTGTTGAAAGTCTACAATTAATGTAGATATATTTGTCATTGCTTCCATATCTAAATTAAAATACTCTTTATCCCGTGCTTCAACAGGAAATGCTATAAAACTATTTAGAATTTTTTCAGCTCTTTCTACATCATTTTTTAAATCTAAAAATTTTAAAAATGAATCTGTAGAAATTCTCTCAACTCTAAAAGGAATAGAAGTCGTTTCAAAATTTTTCCCTGTCATCACTATATCAAACTCAAGTGCTCCTAATCCTTCTGGTTTAAATACCACATTTGATACTTTTTTATCTTCCAAAGATTTTAAAAAATCTTTTTTCTTATCTGTATTTTGCATTAAATCATCACCTCTGTTACTCCTGTACAAACTAATGTAAATTCTCTTTCATCTGATTCACCATCACCAACAAGTTCACCTTTATTAACTGCCATTTCTTCAATTGAAACTCCTCTACTATACTTTTCAACAGAAGCATCTCTGAAATAACCTGTTCCTTTTATTACTGCATCTGAAGCAGTTAATAAAACTTTTTCATCTTCAGTTCCAACAGGAACTGTAACTGTTATATCTAAGTTTGGATCAGGCGAATATAGAATTCTTCTTTTCCCAGTAAGAGACTTTTCAGATTTTTTATATCTGTCTTCTGGTGCTGCAATTGTTATTTTTCTAATATCTTTTAATGTATATCCATTAAATATCAGTATTTTTTTACTTAAATCTACTAAATTAGCCATTATTTACCACCTATGTCCTTAAATGTTTTTTGTAAAGTTAAATCTACAAAATATCCCCATTCTGCCAATCTAAATAAAACTCTTGGTCTAACAAGTCTTTGTTCTCTTTCAGTATTTGTTTGTGTTACTGGATAAACTATATATTCATATTTTTCATCTTTAACAGCTATTAAATCTTGCTCTCCCATTTCTTTCATAACTTTATGAAGAGTTTCTTCTATAAGTGCATAACCTCTATCATCTTGCTTAAAACCTTTTTTTATTAATACTTTTTCAATATTTTCATTCATATTTACAATTATGCAATCTAGTGCACTTGTTTCATCAAGATAAGTTCCATCAAGAGCTTTTCCACCATTTGCAACTATATAATTTTCAGAAGTTCTTTTTTCAGGAAAAGTTATATTATTTTTAGTTAGCTCCACCTTTTTAGAAAGCTCTGTATCAGCAGTAACACCAGCTAATTCAATCAAGGAAACTCTATAACCTGCTCCTTTGGTTATTACAACCCCAGCGTAAGAGGCTGCTTTATATTCTCTATTTTCTTCAATATCCATTTTAGGAGACCAAAAAGCTATAATTCTATCACTTTTCATTGCATCTTCTATTGGATAAGCTTTTACTTCTGTTATGTAAATTCTTCTATTTTCAGTTAAAAAAGGTCTAATCTTTTTAATAGTATCTGTACTGTCAAAAGTTGTTAGAAAAGCATACCATTCTTTATCCAAATTCTCATTAAGAACTTCTTTTAACTTTTCACCAGCTTTTGCTTTGTCTGCAATTTCTACTCCAACTATTCCAAAAAAATCTGGTTTAAGAATATTCCCATCACCATCTTTTTGTCCTAAAAATGCTTCTACAAGTCTGTAAACTTTTGAGTTATTCCCAAAGTCTGTAGCAACATCTTTAGAATTGTTATAATATTTAAAATCAGCATTTTTATCATCAGTTACTATTAACACTTTATTCAAAGATGCTACAGTTAATGCTACTTCTTTCTCCACAATAACTTTTACTGGCTCTCTATATATGTTACTCATTTACTTCCTCCTCTTTTGTTCATTAGCAATTAGTTCAATTTCATTTACAATCGTAACTTCTCTTTCTTTTGTTGTTTTTATATATTCAAATACTATGTCAAAACTGCTTCTATACTCATACTTAGAATTTATAATTTCATTTAGATTCTTTATTTCAGAATATTTTACAATTCCAACTCCAATTCTGCTCCACTCATATCTTAATTTAAAAAGAATAGTCTCTCTTAAATTAGTAGCTTTTTCAATTGTTTCATCTTGACTATTACAATAAATATCAAATTGTACTCTTCCTAACATTCTGTATTGTGTAGTTTCAAGATACATATTCTCTTTTTCTACATATTTACTTTCATGTTCTCCAAAAAAATCTTTACTATTTAAGCTAATAATAGAATATGTTGAGTAAGGCTTTTCAGGTGGTTTATGCTCTGAATAAGCTGGAATTATTTGAAAATCTCCTATTTTATTTAAGAGATCAATAATCCTATTAATCATCTTTTGTACTCCTTCTTAAAAGATATATTTTTATATCTGCCAAATACTCAAAATCAGTTGATTCAACTATTTTAAATTCTTCATTATTTATTAGAACTATATCTTCATTTTTTAATAGTTCCTTTGTAAATAACTCTCTATCTTCTAATGTAATAGAACCTTGTGGATAATATTTTAGAGAATCCGTAGATACTGGCATATACACACCTTTTATTGTTTTTTCTACTGTACTTTCTATATATTTTCCTTTTTCCCACTTTCCATTTTTTGAAATAACCTTTATATTTCTTTTATGTTTATTTAACAAAATAACATTATCCATCCCTATACATCCTTGAACTCGCTTAAATAGATATTTGAACCATTCTTATCAACTATTTGATATCTGATAGATTTTATTAGAAATCTGTTGTCAAGAAGTGGTTTTGTATTATTAACTTGACCATCTTTAGTTTTTATTCTTAGAGTACTTTTTGCATTTGCTACAGCCCATTGCCCTGCTGTTGCAATACTTACTATAACCTTTCCTCTTATATCTTCACCAATTCTCATAAGAGCTTCTTTTCCTTTTATGCTTCCTTTTGCAACATCAGCAACAGCATTTTTTATTAATTTACTTATAGCTTCTTTGTTATTATCCAAAGCATTACGCATAAATGGTCTAGCAGGAATATATTTAGTTCCAAATTCATTCCATATAGCATATTGAAGAATTGTAGCTTTATTCTCTTTTCCTTTTTTATCTCTATCAATAGCTAGAATTCCAATTTCAACTCTATGATTAGCTAAGTAGTCAATTTCTTTACAAATATCTAAAATTGTCATATTTCTACAACCCCAAATAAATCTCTTACTCCTCTTACAAAATTGTCTGACTGTTCTATTTTATTGAGAAAAGTATAGCTTATTCCTCTTATAGCATAAGATTTTAATCCATCTTCATTTGTTATATTCTCTTTAATTATTGAACAAATAAAAAGAAGAATATCTGAAGGGATTTCATCATACCCAGCAATATATTGAATTTCAACATAAGAATTTTTAGAAATTATTTCATCAAAAATTACTTTTCTGTTAATATAACTAAATGGAAGTATTTTACAGCCCCTATTAACGTTCAAAACCTGTTCAATTTTCTTTTCAGGAAGAAATACATAATTTGTATTAAGCCCACTAATCAAATTTGTTATTTTGGCTTTTAATAGCTTATAACCTATAGCCCTTTCAATTTTAAGAATTACACTATTAATATAAAATTTTAAAAGCTCTTCATCTTCTATTCTTGTAAGACTTTTAGCTATATTTAAGTCATATCCTAATTCTTTATCCATCACTTACTCCTATTTTCAGCTCCTGATATAGAAATATCAGGAGCTTTTTTACTAGGCTTTTTTCACTACTTTTACAAAATATTCAGGAAGTTGTACTCCAACACCTACACCTTTTTCCATATAATATTTAGTTAACCCTTTCGATGTTATCTGATCTTCTAGCTTCATAGTCATCTTTGGATTTTCTATTCCTAAAAGTCCTTCTTTAACATTTCCAAAAACCATAACTGGATCTGTTGCTGCAACTGCTTCTTTTAATGTTTTTAACCCAGAACCTTCTGATTCTACTAATTCAACAGGTCTTGACATTAATGTTCTTGTATTTCCTGTGTTTAAATCTGTTATGTAAAAATCTTTGTTAGTATTTTTTAATTTACTAATTTGTTGCCATGTTTCTCTTCTTATATACCAGTTTGATTCTTTAGCAACATCAGTAGGAATTGAATAATAGATATCTATTATACTTTCTATAAATTTTGCATCATCAGATGTGTCAATTTCTTGTTGATTTGTTACCGCAGCGTCTTTTAAAATTCCTAATGGCATATTTGTACCACTTCCATTGAAAACAGAATCTGCTAATTTTAAGCCAAGAGCATATTCTACTCTTTTTAATAAGAATGTTGCATAACCAACATAATTTGTCGCTAAAAGCTTATTTGTAACAACAGGTAAAGCATATAATTGAAATATATTTACGGTTATATTTTCAACTTTTGTAACAGCAGTATCTTTTCTTTCTTCAACTTCTCCTACCCATCCAACTTCGGGTAAACCAGCCATTTCTCTTGGAATTGTTATCCCAGCATCATCAGTAGTAATAAATGTTATATCTTTTAAAACTGGATTAGAATCTTGTATTCTTTCTAAAATCTTTTTTACTATTGTTGTTGTTACTATTGCTTTTCCTGTAGTAGAACCTGTTTTACCATCTCCCACTGTCATATCTTTAAATTCTAATTTACTGTCTTCATTAAAGACAATTTCACTCTTTTGTCCATTATCTTTAACATTTAGCAACATTGCTTTAAATTGTGCAGCATCATCTACTTCTTCTTCAGTTGCTTTAAAATCTGCTTTTAATCCTTTTAATACATCATTTAATTCATTAATTTGTTTAGAAAAATTTTCTTTTAAATCTTTTTCTAAACTATCTTTTAATCCATTAAATTGTTCTGTAAGTTTTGAAAATTCAGCAGGTAATTTTGCTATTTCCTCATCTGTTCCTGCCTTTAATAAATCTGCTTTAAATGTTTCTAAAAGTCCTGTAAATATTGCAATTAATTCCTCTTTTCCCATTCTATTTCCTCCTATATTTTCTTCTCCAAAAACTCTTGTTACTCTGCTTCCTGGAACTGCTGCTTTAGGTGTTAAACTTCCTTCATAAGCATCAAATTCTAAAATATCAATATAATATTTCCCATCTTCAACATAATCTTTATACTTTGTCATAACTCCACCAACAGACATCTCAAATTCTGCACCTAGGTCCTTCATCAATGAATAAACTTTCATTGCTTCAGGATTTATATATGCTCCACTTTCATCTTTCTGTAAGTGAAATGTTCCTTCTACTTCAAAACCTTCCTTAGTTTCTTTTCCAATTAAAGTTCCAATTGGAATTAGAGAACCCTCATGGTTATATTGTAAAAATAATTTTTTGCCATCATTTTTTTTCATACTTCCAGTTTTAAATCTGTAAATACCTTTTGCTGTGTTATCTCCTTGCATATTAACTAGAAGTCCTTTAAATTTGCCTTTAGAATTTTCATCTTCTTTAAATTCTGCAAGATTACATTTAAAATTTAAAACTTCATCAGAAAATTTAATTTTATATTTTTTTCTCTTTGGCATGTTATCTCCTTTTATCTAAAAATTATTAAACAAGAACAACGGACAACTTCTGATGCTGGAAGTCCATCTTCATGAGGATAGAGTGCTTCTACTCCATTTTGTAACTTCCATTTATAATTAATATCAACCCATTTTCCACTAATAGCTTTATGATGAGCTCTATACATCTTTTTTCCACCAACATGAATCCAACATTTTTCCTTCATTATTCCTTTTGCTGTTTCAAAACTTGTTGCATTTATAGATTTACTTGTTTCTGTCCGAGCGATTGTACTTGCTCTCTGTGCAGTCATTCCATTAACTTCCTTTACTATTTTTTCAACCATTTCATTATGACTTATTCCTTCTTCTTGACCAGTTGTAATAATTTTATTTAATTTTATTTGAGTCGTTTTACTAATTCTAGTTGCTTGCTTTGCAGCATTTCTTTTATTCCATTTTTTTAAGAAATAATCTTTTATTCCTTTCATTGTGTTACTTTTTATTTTTTTATTGTATATGTTTTGAAAGCTTTTTAAAGTGCTCTCGAATGTAAAAGTATATAGTGTTTCTAAACCACTCTTTATTTTTCTTCTTAACCATTCATAATCTATGTCAATAATAATTTTTAAGTCATTTTTACTAGCATTATCAATTACAATTTTTTCTTTAAATTCACTAAAAATTTTATCTATTATTTTTTTATTTCTTGTAGTTAATCGTTTTTCCAATAGTTTCAAAGTTCTTATTTTCTTAACTTCCTTTTTCAAATATCATCAACTTCCTCTCCTTCGGTTGTTGTTGGAGTTATTGTTTCATCAAGTGTTGCTACTCCGCTATTTACTAAAATAACATCTCCACCTTCAACATCTCCTAAACTTAAATCAGTTAATAAAGATACTATTTTTCTATATTCATTTATAGTCAATCTATCTTTCAAAGGTTCAAGTTTTGTTATGACATCTCCAATGTCTTCTTTAAGCTCGTCTGCCCCACTTAAATCATAGTCAATGAACTCTCCATTTTTTAAATACTCTGAAAATAAATAATTTAACCAACTTTTTAATTTATTGAAAAATGGAATAACTGCTTCACGATAGAGTTCTTTTTTAGCTTGCTTTCTGTTCTGATATGTACTTTCTCCACCTCCAACAAGCTCGGCAGGAACCCCACTTGCTAATGCTGCTCTTTCATGTGCTTTCTGCTCAGCAGTAGACCAATCACTGTCAATTGGTGCTCTTGAAGTATCTTGATACTTCAATCCAGAGCCAAGTACAATAGGTTTTCCAGCATTATCAGAACCTCCATAATGTGCTGCATATCTTGCTTTTATTTCCTCTCTATCCTCTTTGTCTACGACTCCTTCAGTCTGTAAAATTCCTCCTGGTTTCCCAAGATTTTTTGCAAGGCTCCAATTCCACTTCCAAGCCTGTTCACTATATGCTCCATACATAGCCATAGAATTATGCTTTGTATATCCACTTCCTATTCCACTTGAATTTATTCCATCTATTATATTCAAGTAGTTTGGACTTCTTATCCACATATAGTTTTTTAACTCATCTCCTACAATTGACCTAAACGGATTATTTATTCTTATCTCCCTTATTCTTCTACCTTCAAAATAGACAGTAAAATTTGAGGGGGAATGAACATATAGATCAGGTCTTAAAGAAGGGATTCCTTTTATAACTTCTAAAAGAACTCCATTATCACTGCCTTCTAGCCATACAAGCAGATAATCAAGAAAATCTTGAAAAGATGTATTAGGATTTATCATATTAAATAAGTCATTTAATACATGTTCTTTAACTAAATCTTTTCCTTTTCCATCTTTTGTCTTTTTATAAACTGCCATAGTTATATTTTGACAAGCTTGAATTTTTTTGGACATTGGAAGCATAAAGGCTGCTTTATATTCTATATTTGCTGTATAATCGGTTGGATTAAAATTTACATTATCATCTGTCATCACTGAGCAATCTTTAAAAAACCATTTTTTTATCCATTCTCTAACACTCATAAACATACTTTCCTTTTTTCATATCATTTGAAAAAGCATACCTAGTTGCATCTATACTATGATTATTTTTATCTTCCAAACGAGGTAAAGCATTTCCATCTCTATCAGTTGCATAATCTATCATTTCAAACTCCCGAGAAATATTGGGTGTTCTTTTTGGATCAATTACTATTGCCTCTAAATCAGCAAGCCATTTTTCTCCATACTCAACACTCCCAGCTCCTTTTTTAGCTCCTGTAGCACTGATATCATATTCTCTAAGTTCATCTATACTTTTTGGTTCAGCACTATCACATATAACTAATTCATCATAATTCTTTGATATGATAAAAGTTGCTAATTCTCTATTTTTAATTCCTACTCCAAAAAACTCATCAATAGCATAGATTATTCTCTTTTTCTTATCATATCCCCAACGAACAAATGCCATTGGATCAACTCCATATCCCCAGTCAACTCCATTTCTAAATCTATCTAGCCCTTTTATTTCTTCATTGCTAATAGTTCTAATTTCTAAGTTATCAAAAGGAACTATTCCATTTCCAATAGGTTCTCCTAAGTATGTATGTTTGTATTTCATAGGGTTATTTAACTTTACTGTTTCAGCTCTTTTTACAAAATCATCTGAAATAAATGGATTATCAAGATAAGTTGAGTGGTGTACAAATATTTCATCATCTTCTTTAAAAGTATATTCATATTTTTTATTTACCCAATTATGCTTCATTTTTGGTGGGTTATAAGAGAAAAAACCTTTATACCTTAAATTATCCTTTAACTTTCCTCTATATATTGAATCAAGTACCATTTCTACTTCATCTTCATTTTTAAATTCGGCTAATTCCTCAAACCAATATTCTGTAATTGGAAAACTTGAATCAACTATTGATTTACTTTTTTGTGGATCATCAACTCCCATAAATATAAATTTATTTCCTCTCTCTGTGTATCTGATTTCTAAGGGGCTTAACTTATATTCAAAGTAGTCTTCAACTCCTAATTGCTTAATTGCCCATTTTATTTGCTCATAAACAGACTTCTTTAAAGTTTCACCAACTTTTCTAATACAAACTATATTTATAGGATTTCTAATTAAATCAAGTGTTAGCATTAAAGCTATATTACTTGATTTAGCTGATCCTCTTCCACCTTTACAAACTATTTTTGTATACTTGTTACTTTTCCAAGCTTTATAAACTTCATGAAATTTTGGTGTTAATACTTCTGATACTTGTTTAATTTCCCTTTTTTTCTTAGAGATTATCAACTATCAACACCCCTCTTTCTTCTTCAACTTCTTTTTTAGCTTGTTCTTTTTTCTTTTCACTTCTTGCTGTTACTTTCTCTACAACGCTTGCAACTTTGACCAAAGCATCCGCAGTTTTTGGATCTCGAAATTGTTCAGGATTTTTAGAGATTTCTATTAATATTTTTTTGTGAGTTTCATCAAGTAAATCAACTACATCATCTAAAGTCATTCCTGCTAGTTTCCTAGCTTCTTCAAATTCTTCTTTGTTATCTTTTATCCAACGATAGATAGTGCCTAATGATTTATTTAAAGCACTAGCTATTTCTTTTGCTGTTTTTCCTTGTGCATATAGCTTTTTAGCTTTTAATAACTCTAAATCCATAAAGCACCTCCATTATTTTTGTTTCTATATTGTTATAACTTTTTTCTTTTATAAATGTTTGGAAAAATTGGAAAAATAAAAAAAGAAGAAATAAAAATTCTTCTTTTTATGGATATTAATTATCTAACTCTTCTTTTAATA